CGTAATATTAAACACTCTTTTAAAAGTTCTTTTTTCCATTTTTTGTGTTTCTGGATTTTCAAATACTACGTTTCTATGAGTTATTGGAAAGATTTGAGTTTTCATCCATATGCTAAACAGATCTAACAAATCATCAGAAATTTCTATAAATCTTCTGCTAGTTTTAACTTCATAGGGTCTAAACTTATTTTTATCATCAATAGAGTGATCTATCCAAACACCGCCATTGTCAAAATCTACACTTTCATAACAAATACCAAGCAGCTCATTTAATCTAACTCCAGTTTCAGCAGCACATTTAAAAAATGTTTTTAATTTTATATCTGGTTCTTTATTCACAATAGACAATAATTGTGGAGAAGTAGGCATCCAGGCTATTTGTTTTGTGTAGCTAGTAAAGTAATTTTTAGGAAATTTAAAAGTAGCAATAGAATAATCAATTTTATATTTATGGCTTAAACACCAATTAACAAACTTTTTAAATTCAAGCACAACAGCTTTAATAGTTACCTTGCCAATAGTTTCTGCTCTTTTGACATAATAACCTTTGCCGTCTTTAGATCTATAATCTAATCTTTTACTATTTTTAATGCCAATCAAAGTTGTTTCAATAAAATCTGCAAGTAAATAATCAGATAAATATTCTGTATTGATATTGGGTCTAACGTGATTGTTAATGTATGCGATCTGCATATCTTTATACTTAGAGCTAGTGTCTGGATCGTTATTTAAAACTTTAAAGTATTCATTAAATGCAAAGTTAAAAGTAATTTTCTGATCTACTGCATCAATTTTATCTTTATTTTGTAAAGTAATTTTTAGAGCTTCAGCTTTCTTTTTTTCGTTATAATTAAAACTTTCTTTAATTTGACTTTTTTCTTTACCATTCTCAAACCAAACAACTTTAACAAGTAATTTTTTTTGTTTTTTCTTATCAACAATCCAAACTTTCATAGATTAATTATTATCCATTTGTTGGTTAAGTAACATTCTTTGCTCTGCAAGCAGTAAAGGATCAGATTTTAACGCTTTATCATAAGCATTTTTTTTTGGTTCTGGTGCATCTTTTATTTTTTTCAGAGCTGCTTGCGCATCCTTAGTAAAATTTAACTCATCTAAATCAATCATACCTTGGCTGATACAAACATCATCAAATTTTTTAGTCATTACGCAGCCTCCTTTACTGGTTGATAAACTATGTAAGAACTAAACACCTGGTTTTCAAAATGATGCTGTTTTAATTTCTTTAAATTTTTAAAGAAACCAACAAGCGCAGCTTTAGTATTATTTATATTAAAGTGAGTAGTCTGTAAGTGGATATAATTTTTTGCAGTAGTAAATCTATAATTGTGATTACCAGCAACAAAAAATTTTTTAACAAAATCATTTAACCATTTACCCTTGGGAGTTTTGTTAGAGATCTTAGGTACTTTGTATTTCATATCTTTAAAGCCATAATAATAGCCTCTGTTTAATTTGAAATTAACAACTGTCATATTTAAGCAGCCTCCTTTTTTGTTTGTGTTTTAAATTCCTTATCCCATAGCAACAAAGTTTTACCGATTACTTTTGAAGATTTATTATTTTGGGGAAGTATTATTTTTGTGAAATATTCCTCTAAGTTAGAGTAGGTAGCGAACTTGATTTTTTGAAAGTTTTTAACCATACAATAGATATAATGGTTATTGCCAAGATGTCAATCCATATAGGTAATTATGTTTGCCAATCTGGTATATTCATTTAGGCGTAGGGAAGGTGTCTGAATTTAATCAGTTGAGAATAGTTCTAAAGTAAAATAATTAGGCTTCTATTTTACTTAGTTGGTCTTGCAGACTTATAACAGCAATCAATTTTGAGTGAGCTGTCTTACTTATAGCCGCAATCCCTGGAGGATACATTCCCCCGTTTTTAACTTTTAGTCTCGTGATCTTTGCGTTCAGAGACTTTCGTTCCTTCTCGATCAACTGGATTTTTTGTTCCAGATGTTGGTAATGGTTTATCATTACTTACCTCTTTTATCCTAGCAAATTCAAAGCTGACACTTTTTCCATCAACTTCATATCTTGCTGCATCACTAGGAATTATTTGATTTGCAGCATCAGCAACAGAAGTAAAAATTTCACTAGCAGTAAAGTTAGCACTTCCGTTCCAGAATTTTTCAATTCTCTTACTCATTTGAATAATCTCTCTCTAAAATAATTTTTAAATAATGAATAGCTTTTTTAATATCTTCAGCTTTATTTTTTTTTTGATGTCGACACACATATTTTACAACATTTCCCTCTGCAAACAATAGTTTATTTTCACTAATAAAATATGCGGGTTCAACTTTCATATTTTTATAATGATCGCTGCCAATTTGTTCAGCTAAACATTCGTAATTAAATTCTTTAAATATATCTGTGTGTGTCATCACTTTAATATTTGAATGCTTCTTGCTTTTCCTGGTAATTTTTTGATCCATTTCCTATCTTCTAATTGGCTAACATATTTATTAATTGAGTTCTTTGATTTTAAATGTACCGCCACCCTCATTTCGTCATAAGATGGCGACACAGTATTTTTTGCAATATAGCTTTTAATAAACTTAAAAAGTTTTAGTTGTTTTTGAGTTAAGCCATATTGTTCCATAAGTTATCTAAAAGGGGATTTCTTCTCTATTAGCGTCTGGAGCTGTAGCAATAGTGCTAGCTGTTCCCGTTCCCGTTTTTTTGATAGTAATCTTTAAAGATTTATCTTCCTGGATATAAGCTGAAGCCTCCATCCATACACCATCAATAGTGAAGTTCTTTCTATAAGGCTTCATTGTCTTTGGGTTTACTTTATCACTATCCGATAAAACTAGATCGGGTCTATTCTTAGTAGCTTCGTCTCCAGCTATCTTATCTGCGTTTCTTTTCAAACTAAATGTAGACACCCAGTTTGGATCTTGTGGTTTCTTAAAATCAGCCATATATATTTATCCTTTTATGTTAATTGCTGTCGTCTATTTAAGAAGGCAGTTTTTACTTCTTCATACCTTGCTAAATTTTGTGTTTTAAGTTTAGTTAAAAATTCTTTATTTTGACTTCCTAGTTCCTCTAAATTTGCTTTATGAGTACACGTCTTAATTCTTTCTTTAATAATATCTGCGTGATCTAACTTGATACCCGTGTTGGCATTATTGTTTTGTTTTACATTTGGCATTTCTTGATCCGAATAAACTTCTCCATGAATACCCAATGCTTTTAAAATAGATCTATCGACAGCTCTTTTTTCTGCAATCGCTACTGGATAATCAAATTGATTATTTTTAGGAGAGGCTTCTCCAAGTGAGGTAAATCTTCGAGTTTTATGTAGCGCAACTGCTTTAACTACAGCTACCTCTTTATCTAAATTACAATGAACCAAATCTATATTGGTTTCTATGTTATAATGCTGCGCCAATCCTTCTACTTCTAAATGTTTTATAATCCATTTCCCAGGTTTGAACTCCCACATACCACCATCTTTTTTGATTTTTTGTAAATAGGTTTCTAGTGAAATTAAGTTTATGACGTTACCCATGATAAACCTTTTTTTTAATACCCAGAGTTTGAATGAAGGTAAAAGAATACTGCTGTATTAAAACCTTATCATACATCGCTGCATGATTACTCTGGGTATATTTAACAAAGCTAACTGCCAAGATAGACAAGGCTATAATTAAGACAAGGAGCAAACCTCTATAATTATTTTTCTTTGCTAAATTCTTTTTCAACAGCCATGGCTGCACATTTAAAACTGATATATTTTGTTTCAATCTAACCCCCATAATTTCATTGCAATATCTTTATGCTCTCCCATGTTCTTCCAAAAGAAGTGGCCAAAGTCTGGGTTAATATCTTGATGCCAAGTAGTCTTACCCGCATGATTAGCCATCACACGTTCTCTACGTTTAGCAACCATAGTTAATCGGTTCAGACGTTTGCGCAAATTTTCTGGTTTTAAATCCTCGCAATTTTCTGGGGTAAAAATTTTATAATCTTCTTCATTCATTACGAACAAGTGTGGTTTCTTTTTTTCTTCATTGGCA